GACATATTATGCGCTTACTTCCAGTGATGTGGTTTGACGATCGACTGTTGCAGTCGCTGAAGACCTGGCTGTGTCTAGTTTCAAAATGTAATTTCTCAATGGTTTAATAACCGAGTCTTGTTCAGGTACTATAGTAAAAATAAGAAATGACTGACCGGTTGTAATCTGTGAAGGTTCAAATGCATTAATAGCTACAGTACCTGCTTGCGCGTTATATTCTCCAACATTATCAAGTATCACATTACCATCTAAGTCTTGAATCTCTAATATTGTTGAACTCAATCTATTTTTTATTGTTGCTGTTACACCTTTGAATTCAAATGTAGATGATGTAACACGATGATTCACATCATCTGGTACAGCAATTTTTACTGGGTAATTTAATGTGAATGTATTAAGAGCGTTAATCGTAACCTCTTGGCGTAATGATGGTCTGATTGTAACTGATGAATTCAATATCGAAGCATCAAGAGCATCTATTTCTGTAAGCATATTTGATTTACGGAAAACTGCATCGAAGTTTTCAACATTTGTGGCAAAATAATTTTGTACGAATTGATAGATGTCTGTTTCCATTGCACCAAGTGTCTTACCAGTAAGTGCTGGATCGAACTGGAATGCTACATTGACTTCCATAAATACATCAATAGGATCTGAAAATTTAGTTGTCATTGACATAACAGACAGATTGTTAGTGTAGTTACCAACAATAGCATCCTTTACAGTTTGTTTTACTGTATCCGATGTTCCGGTTTCAAAGTTAAGAGAAATGTATATTGCACCGAAGTCAATAGGTACATTTTGATCTCCTGACCAGACAGCAGCGTTCTTGACTTGTGCAAAGTTTGTTTCAATCATAGCTTTATAGTCAAGAGATGTAACGAGTCTTTTTTGTGCAGCAAAAGCGATAGGTGCTAACTGTCTTATCGATTCGATTGTTTGTTTTGGTGCACCACCAGTTGACTCTGTTACTGTTACGGTATTGAGTGGATATGCAATACTGTTAATTGTTATTGTACTTGATGGTGTAAATACTGTACCGTTATTGGCCGCTGCTCCTTTATTCGATAGATATGTCACAACAACCTTTTCACCTGGTTCCGGCGATTTACCAAACGATATGCCGTCACCAAAGTTTAACTCATAGAAACCATTTGGAGATTCGTATATGGAAAAGTGCGTTGTATTTGCATCTACATTAATCGCCTGTGATAATGGTGTATATGTTAAAAATGTACTGGAAGATGCTGTTTCATACACTTCGACTACCGCTGTTGATGTATCCATCGTGGCATCTGGTATAACGTAAACTTGTCTCTCGTCTTTTTCTCCGACAAGGAATGTCTTTATTTTCTCTACACCTTCGAATATAGATATGTTCTCTGTATCGTCCGAGGCTTTGAAATTATACACGCCAGATCCATTATCGAGTGCATAAAAAGTTTCTCGAGTTCTGAATGTATAGGACACACCGTCGATAGAAGATGTAAACGTTGTACCTTTCGCCAATGCAATCTGTGCTGGTCTACCAGATACACCGGTCAGATTCAGTGATAGGTTTACAATTGCCTTTGCAGCAGTCGAGGACTGTACCTCGTATCCGAGTGTTTGTGCATGAGATACGACAGAACTTCTTAACTGTGCAGTAGTAAGAAAGGCTTCATTAAGAGAATAGTTGGCGGTAAGACCATTGACATGAGTATTATATGCAAGTACGTCAAGGATGTTTGACAGACCCGAGGCCTCAAAGTCATAGTCGTTAAATTCTGTTTTCTTTTGAAAGTGTGACTTGAGTTTTTGCTTGATGTTAGTAAAATCTAAGTCAGTTGATTTAATAGTACTTGCCATTTATCTTAACCTTGCTAATGGAAACTCAAGTTGAACAATCTCGTTTGTTGCAACTACTTGGAACTCTACGGTAACTCTTATTTCATTGGTGGAAGATTTAAGCGTTAAATTAACATCAAGTATATCAGCTCTTGGTTCATGCGTCTGTACTGTTTCAATTATACGGTACGACACTTCATTCACATCAATTTCAGTATCATTCTCAAACATAAAGTCTGATAGGTTGCCACCAAATGAAATATCAAATGGCTTCTCCATTATATTCGTCATCAATAAATTTTTCACTGCTTGTTTTACAGCAGCCGCATTCGTCTTCTTAAATATGTCACCAGCCGGCTTATTCGCAAACGCCAAGTCTATATCCGTATATGAAGCTTTACGTGCTCCAATTAGACTCTTGATATTTGCATTACCGTCTTCAATTGAAAAGGCTTTTGCTGGCATATTAAATCTCCGTAGTCCTATTTATATCAAAACTCAGCGGCATTCGATCAGTTCGTTTGTGCTTTGTACTACATTATTAAACCTTGTTTCAATCTCATTTGCATATGTAGCACTATAACTATTGGCTTCAAACTCAGGCATAGTAATAATAATCTGTGTATTCAAAGCACCGTTAGGATCATATGTGTCGTAGTCGAGTATCATCTTTTCGAACTTTAAACTGTCTTTCCACCATGTTGCTAAGTCAAACGCCTTCTCGTGTGCATTCGCGCCATCAAGGCCGTATAGTTCATAAACAACTGTACGTCCTAGTGATTTGAGCCAATTGATACCACCAGTGGTAACGTTTTCTGTGCTCGATGCAACATATATCCCCTCTGCGACAATTAAACGGTATTCTTCAAATAAATCATTATCATCCATGAATTCTCTTAATAGAATGGCGTGTGGTACAAGGTGTCGTGCAATTTCTTGTTTCTCTGACATCTTTATCTTATGGTCAAAGTTAGTTCTATCTCCGTAACTACCGAGGAACTTAGAAACTCGTACACCTTTCTGTAATTCAAAATGAGCATCGACATCAAACAGCCGCGGATCGTATTGCGGATCTACCTGTAACACTTCTGTCACGTTCGGTACTTTACCTTTGAATCTCTTGGCTTCTGCACCGACACTCTTACCCATAACCTGTTTACCTCTGACAAATCGAGGAGTAGCACTAT